GAACCCCCGTAAGGGGCGCTCTCCGGTTGATGGTGTGATCCGGGAAATGTTCATGGATCTGGAGGCCTCCAACTTCGTCGCAGCACTGCTTCGGAATATGGGTGTTCCGGGCGTGGTGATCTCGCCGAAGAACGGGACGCTGCCGTCAGTCGACGATGTCGAAGCGACCAAGATCTGGTTCAAACAGGCGTTCAGCGGTGATCGTCGTGGCGACCCACTCGTGATGGGAGCCCCCACGGATGTCGAGCAGTTCGGGTTCAACCCGCAGCAAATGAACATGGATGGGGCACGCGATGTCGCGGAGGAGCGCATCTGCGCTGCCCTGGGTGTGCCGGCCGCCGTCGTTGGCTTCGGCGCTGGGCTCCAGCAGACCAAAGTGGGCGCGACGATGGAGTCGCTTCTGAAGCTGGCCTGGCACAACGGCGTTCTGCCGTATTGCCGCATGTTCGCTGATGAGCTGAGCCGGTCGCTTCTGCCAGACTTCGTCAAGACCGACGACATGCGTGTCACGCATGACACTTCGGAGGTCGTGGCGCTCGCGGACCATGAGGACAGGGAGACGACGCGCTGGAATGGCCGCATCCAGTCGGGTGCAGCTATGATCTCGGAAGCGCGAGAGGCGTGGGGCCTGCCGGTGGATGACAGCCACCGAGTTTACCTGCGTCCGATTGCTTCGTTCGAAGTTCCTCATGGCGCCCCACCGCGTGCCCCCGAAGCGCCCAAATCCCTCGGCGAAAAAGCGCAGGCAAGTCAGTCTGCACTACAACGAGCGAACGCCTATGTCCGTTTCCTACTCGCGGCCGAGAAGGGGCATATCTCGGCTCTGCAAGGTCAGTTGGAGGCCTTCTTTACCGACCTGGGGAAGTCGGCCCGAACGGCTTCGGTAGAGTTCCTGGCTGCAGACCCGACCATAGCCAAGGCACGCGGTGCCGATGGTGAGAAGGCCGACGAACTGCTGATTGAGCAGATCCTTGAGGCCCTTGGGATACCGGTTCATGAAACGACGTTCCGGCGCATCTTAGAGCAGCACTTTCTGGAAGTGGCGGAAACGGTCGCGAAGGCCGGTGAGCTGGTTGGCATTGCAGGCCAGCTCCCCGATCCCGTCGCCCGTGCCATCGTGGCCGCTGGCGGGCGTCGTGCAGGCCTCTTCGATCTCGGAGATCAGACGCGTCGGGCGCTCTTCGAAGCCCTGGCCACCGGCCGGGCTGAAGGCGAAGGCGTAGATCAGCTTGTCGCGCGGATCTCGCGCGAAGTTGAATCCGGGCCGACGTGGGGCACCAGCGAAACGCGCGCCCGGATCATCGCCCGCACTGAAACGAAGTACGCCCAGAACATTTCCACGATCGAGCGCGGCCGCGCTGCCGGCGTCGAACGCTTCACGGTGATCGACGGCCGTCTCGGTCCTGGTCGATCGCTGCAAAGCCACATGGCCCGCAATGGCAGCATCGTGAGCACGTCTGAAGCGCGCGAGATGGCCGACGCCGAGCACCCTAACGGAACCCTGTCCTTTGCGCCGCACTTCGGCGGGGACGAAGAGGAGGACTGAGTTATGAAAACCGAGATCAAGAGCCTAGTCGTCGAGAAGATGGATGATGAGGGCCACGGTCTTGCCCGCATCGCGACGCTGGCGGCTGTGGATCACGACGGCGACACCTATGCTGACGGCGCGTTCGACTGGAAAGAAGGCGGGCAGTGGGTTCCGATCCTGCCAGCTCATGATCGTCGGGCAATGCCGCTAGGCAAGGCGCGAATTTATGAGGATGGGGGCTTTGCGTATGCGGAGCTTCATCTGAACCTCCAGACATCAGCCGGCCAAGACTGGCACAAGCACTTGAAGTTCGACCTTGCTAAGGGCCGCCCGGCCCAAGAGTGGTCGTATGGTTTCGGCGTGATGGATGCTGTCAATGAGCATCGCAACGGCGAGCGCGTGCGGGTGCTCAAGCGTCTCGATGTTCACGAGGTGTCGCCTGTAGTCCGTGGCGCCGGAGCTGGTACGGGCACCCTTGCCATGAAATCGCGGGGAAGCTTCGCTGATCACGTTGATGCGATGATCGAAGAGCTGGACGATCTCGTTACGCGTGCGGAAGGGGTGAAGTCGACCCGTGCGAATGACGGAAGAAAGCTTGGCGCAGATCGCCGCGAACAGCTGAAGCAACTCAAGACGCGACTGGTTGCGGTTCTGGATCTCGACGAAACAGTCGAGGACGAAGGTAAGGCCCAGGCCGAAGCCGAGGCTCAAGCCCAAGGCGAACGACTTGCGGCAACATTCGAGACACGCGGCGCCAGCCGCCGCTGGGCCCGCAGCCAAAACTAGCGGGTGTGACGTGGCGGTCTATGTCGACACAGCGAGATATCCCTTCGGCCGAATGATCATGTGCCACATGTCGGCCGATAGCTTGGAAGAGCTGCACGACATGGCCCGCCGCATTGGCGTTTCGCGCCGTTGGTTTCAGTGCCCGCCGAAGGCGTCGCACCCGCATTACGACATCTGCAAATCAAAGCGCCGGAGCGCCGTTGAGCAGGGTGCAATCGAGATCGCCGATCGAGACCTCCTGCCGATCGCGCGCCGTTTGACGGCGGAGTGGGCCGCCGACCAGCGCTGAGCAAAATCAGCATCGAAATCCGCCCCCATAAAATTTGCGCGTAGAGCGCCGAACATGCCCGCGCTGCGGCATTGCCCCCAGACAATACCCGAATCGCGGCCCACGGCGTTCAAATTGCCTATTTAGGGGGCTTCAGGCTCGAACGGCGTGGCGCGGGGTAGAGCGGCGCCGCCGGCTGCTGGATTTCCAGGCGGATTTCGGCCACAACCTTTTTTACGGATACATCTGTCGCGATGCGCCCACGCACCGGCGCGGATAGGTGGCCCCTACCACTCCCAATAGCCTGTTTCCCGATCAGGACCGCTGCGCCGGCTGTGGCGGTCTTTTCGTCTCGTATGTCGCGCGGGCTGCGGCGTTCATCAAAGCATCGGGAGCAATCACCCATGACCACCCTCACGCTGGCCCGCGAGAAGCTGGCCGCACTCCAAACCAGCCTTGGCGCCGTCTTTACGGAAGCCAAGACGACCGACGGAAACTATGATTTCCAGAAGGTCTCCGGCGAAACCATCAAGTCCAGCCTGGGCCTTGATGGCAAGGGCCTCTCCACCATCGACATCGTCAAGCGCATCAACGAGAAGGACGCCGAGCTGAACGAAGCCGCCTCTCAAGTCGAGGCGCTTGAGGCAGCGGAGAAAGCTGCCGCGTCGCTCTCTCAGCATGAAAAGGCCGTCCGCGGTCTGCCGATGCCGGCAGGCGACAAGTCGCGCACCGAGCGGGCCGTCGCCGAGCTGAAGGCCCTGGGCGACCTTGCCGCTTCCGAAAAGGCCTTTCACGCCTGGATTGAAAAGGGCGCTCCGGATGGGCTGACGCTGCAGTTCGACGAGCTGCTGCCCTCTGACTTCCTCGCCAAAGCGTTGATCGTTCAGACCATCGGCCAGAAGGCCGCGATGACGACGTCAGCCGGCTGGGCGCCGGAAAGCCTGCGGCTGCCCGGTATTGCTGAGGCGGCGACCCGGCCGATCCAGCTGCTGGACATTATTCCGATGTCCCGGACCGGCCAGAATGCCGTGAAGTACATGGAAGAAACGACCCGCGATCACGGCGCCGCCGAAGTTGCGGAGGGTGGTGCGTACGCCGAAGCTGAGTTCGTGCTGACCGAAAAGTCGGCCGCAGTTGTGAAGATCGGCGCCATCATCCCTGTCACTGACGAGCAGCTCGAAGACGTGGAGCAGGTGCAGTCCTACATCAACTCCCGCCTGGTGTTCGGCGTGCGTCAACGCCTGGACGGGCAGATCCTGATCGGCAACGGCACTGCGCCGAATATGCGCGGCATCAAGAATACGGTCGGCATCCAGACCCAGGCGAAGGGTGCGGACCCGGTGCCGGACGTCTTCTACAAGGCCATGACGAAGATCCGCGTCACCGGTCGCGCCATCCCGACCCACCACGTCATTCACCCGACCGACTGGCAGGGTGTGCGTCTGATGCGGACCGCTGACGGCGTCTATATCTGGGGCAGCCCGAGCGAAGCGGGGCCGGATCGGATGTGGGGTCTGCCGGTCGCGCAATGCGATGCCGACGCCGCCGGCACTGGCTATGTGGGCGCGTTCGATCCTGCCTTCATCAACCTGGCTGAGCGTCGTGGTGTCGATCTGAAGGTCGGCTACGTCGCGGATCAGTTCGGCAAGGGTCAGCGTTCAGTGCGGGCCGACAGCCGCGCGGCGCTGGTGATCTCCCGTCCCGCCGCCTTCTGCTCCTGCACCGGTCTCTAGGCCGAGCGGCCGGGCGCGGCTCTGGCCGCGCCCGGTTCCCTGATACCCGCGAGAGGGGCGTCCGGTACGGCTCGCAAGGCCCCCGGCGACCGGTTTTAGGGCCGGTCTGAAACAAGGCTCTCAGGGCGCGCCCCGTCTCTCGCTTTCGGAGGGTTTGATGACCACCATCTCTGGATTTTCCGTTCCGACCGGCTGCGCACTCATTCCGGGCGGTGAGGCCGGTGAGCATAACGTGCCCGGCAACTTGATGCCGGGGGACACGCTGCTGTCGGTCGAACACATCGTGGATGGCTCGCCGCCGACACGTACCGACCGCACCGACGAATTCTCGATCCACGCCACCAAGGGCGGCGTGGTTGAGAACACCACCACCGACACGACCGGGGACTTCCTGCATGTCCTCTGGGCGAAGGCCGAGTGATCGGCCTCTTCAGCTGAAAGGAGCTGATCATGAAAGCGCATCAACGACTGTTTATCACGGCCTGCGCGACCGCGCTGGTTGCCGAGGGCGATCCTTTGGGGGCGAGCCTGTATGCCGCGCCGGGTGACGATATCCCGGACAGCGCCGCCGAGAAGTTCGGCTTGGTCGATGGCAAGCTGCCGGCCGAGAGGAAGGCGCCGCCGACCAAGGAGGGCGACGCCGGGGCGACCAAGGAAGGCGGCGCCGGAGCAACGAAGGAAGGCGACGGCAAGTTGCCGGACGATCTCACCGTGCTCAAGGGCGTCGGCGCTGCTACTGCCGCCGCGCTGCAGGCGGCAGGTCTCGACAGTTTCGCTGCCATCGCTGGTGTCGACCCGGAGCGCCCGCCGGAGGTCGAAGCCAAGGTCAAAGACTGGTCCGAGTTGGTGGACCAGGCGAAGGCCTTGGCTTCGACCGAGCCGGCGGCTGCCGGCGGCGTCTCTGAACCCAGCGAATAGGGGCGTCGAATGGCCCTCCTCGACCGTGTCAAAGAGCGCACCGGCTCGGATCTGTCAGATTCCGAACTGCAAGCCATGATCGACGGCATCGCCGACGAGATCGAGGCGCGCTTCGGCCCTGCCGGGCCAATCACGGTCGAGTTGGGCGATCCGGCCGATCCCGATGCGCGTACGCAAAGAACATTGCGCCTCGCTCGGCAGATCGACACCGCTGAGGCTATGACCGTGGTTGAAGTCGACCCGGCCGACACCGGCGACGCCGCTGCCGAGGTGGCGCTCTCAACGAGCGACTACCGCATTCTGCATGGTGGCCGGACCTTGCAGCGCCTTACTGGCGGTCCGAACGGGCGAGCCTATTGGGCCCCGCTGGTGAAGGTCACCTACACGCCAGCAGGAGACGCGGCCGCCCGCGATGAAGTCACCATCAAACTGGTGCAGCTCGATCTTTCCTATCGCGGCGCGCTGAAGTCTGAACGCGCGGGCGACCATTCGTACACACTGTCCGAGGACCACGCGGATGATCGAGAGAGCATCCTTGGGAGCCTCGCACAAAAGCGCGGGTTTATGATGTCATGACGGCGGTCTGGATCACTGTTGGTGTCGTCTTTTTCGTGCTGTGGCTCTGGGTTGCCGGAGTGCCGGTGTGGGCATGGTCAAAGGTCCCAGGGCCCGTGCGCTCGTTCGCGAGCAAGGCTGCCAGCTCTTTGCTGGCGACAATCGTGCTGGTGTTGATCGCCGCGGCTTGGATCGTGTCCTGGCTGCCGCGTGGCCTGTTCGGGATTTAGCGATGCCAGCGGTTGTCTACTTGTCCGAGCCGGAAGTCATTCGCGGCCGAACAGTCGAATGCGATGTCGACGTCGACGATATCCTGCAGACCCTCCGTGAAAAGTCGGGACGGGACTGGATTGTGCGGGTTCACGATTTTCTCGGCCGTAAGCCCGTGCTCGGCCCGCGGCCGGTGATCCGTCATTTCGAGCTTTGCGTTGCCTGCGGCGGTGAGTGGCAGGTGATCAACCTTTGCACCAAGGAGGCTGGCTCCGTCTTCTTCGATGACGGGAATAGCCGCGAGCACGTCATGAACTACATGCTGGGAATGATCGCGGGCCTCGATCGGGGCGGTGCGGCATGACAGACAAAGCGGTCCTCAACAAGATCCGGAAATGTCTCGCCCTTGCCCGTAGTGGCAATGAGCACGAAGCAGCTGCGGCGCTGGCCAAGGCCCGCGACCTCATGGCCGCCCATGGTGTTACGGACGCACAGCTATCAATGGCGGACATAGAAGAGGTGTCGGCTCGGGCGAGCGGCAACATCAGGCCTCCGCGCTGGGAGAGCATCCTCGCCTCAACGGTTTGCCGGGCCCTCGGTGTCGTTCAATACCTCAACGAAGGGAACCGGACCTTTGTCGGTCGGGGTGCCTCGGCCGAGATCGCGACTTACGCATTCAGCTTTCTTTTCCGTCGCGTGAAAGCCGTTCGTGCGGAATACATCCGCACCCGGTTGAGGCGATGCAAGCCGGGCCGAAAGCGCGCGCGTGCGGACGTCTTCTGTGAAGCCTGGGCGGTTGGTGTGTATTCCAAGGTGGCGCGCTTGTCGCCCCTGCCGCCGGACGAGACGCTGCGGCAATACCTTCGTGAGCAACACCCGACCCTTGTCTGCGTCGAAAGCCGGGCGGGTGATGCCAAAGGTCGAGGGGCTGACGACGACTTCTGGCGCGGGGTCATGGCGGGCCGGGCCGTAGACCTGAACGCTGGAGTGGGCGCGGGTGCGCCTCTAACACAGGGGATGCTGACGTGATCGCACATCGCCTAATCCACCGCGCTGCCGTCGAACGAAATCAAGCTGTCGCCAAGGATAGCTGGGGCGGTGATGTTCCACCGGATTTTCAACCCTTGGCGACCCTGAAGTGCTGGGCGTGGTCGAAGACAACCCGCGAAACGGTAGACGGTGACAAGACCGTCGTCATCGAGGACATGCGCGCCATGTTTTCGCTCGGCGTGGATCTCCGGGAAGGCGATGAAATCGCACAGATCACCGATCGTCGCGGCGAGGTGCTGTTTCCCGGCCGCTTCGCCGTCGAGGGCGAGGTGCAGCACAAGCACACTCACCTTGAGGCCAATCTGAGAAGGATCGACTGATGCGTGTGAAGATTGGTGACCTGTGGCATGACACTGCGGATCAGCCGATCTGCATCCAGTTGACCCCTGCCGAGGAAGACATGATCGCCGAGCGCATCATGACTGGGACAACAGGGCCCGAAGGCAAGATGGCCTTCTTTCCCGACGACTGGGGGAGTGCCGACGAGATGCTCGCCTGGATGGACTAGAAAACGTCAGCGGATGGCCAGGGCGCATTGCCCTGGCAGCGGGGCTCAAGATTGGCGTCACGACCCCCACCAAGCACCGGACATGCTTTCATCCGCCGCCCCATTTGGGGCGAAGGGTGAGTTTCACGATTCCGGAAGGAAGGGAATGACTGCTCACAGCATGCGGCCGGTTCGGCCATCTCGTACACCCGCCCCCTACATTGGCGGAAAGCGCAACCTTGCGAAACGGATCTGCGCGATTATCGAAACGATCCCCCATACGACCTACGCTGAGGGGTTCGTGGGGATGGGCGGCATATTCCTGCGCCGATCAAAGGCGCCGCCGTCCGAGATCATCAACGACTTCTCCGGCGACGTGGCGAACCTGTTCAGGATACTGCAGCGGCACTACCCCCAGTTCATGGATACGCTGCGATTCCAGATCACCAGCCGCCGCGAATTCGAGCGCCTGCAGGACTGCGACCCTACGACCCTCACCGACCTGGAGCGCGCCGCCCGATTTCTTTACCTGCAGCGCGTTGCCTTCGGCGGGAAGGTAAACGGCCGCAGTTTTGGCGTCAGTCACGGCCGGCCGTCGCGCTTCAATTTGACGACGTTGGCGCCGCTGCTCGAGGAGGTACACGAGCGCCTTGCCGGCGTCGTGATCGAGAACCTGACATGGCAGGCGCTGATTGACCGTTACGACCGTCCAGACACCCTGTTCTATCTCGACCCGCCTTACTGGGGCTGCGAAGACGACTATGGGAAAGAAATGTTCGGCCGCGCCGAGTTTGCGGATCTCGCCGACCGGTTGGGTCGGCTCAAAGGTCGGTTCATCTTGTCGATCAATGATCGACCGGAGATCCGCGAAATTTTCGAGCGCTTCGACATCGAGGGCGCTCGGGTGAACTATTCCATTGCGGCGTCCGGCAGTCACGCGGCTGGCGAGCTGATCATCCAGTCGCGAGGGTAGAAATGGCATCGACCCACGATCTCGAATGGTTCGGCGATAGCTTGCTCCCGAAAATGCGCCAGGCGCAGATCAAGGGCGTCAACCAGACAATGGCCTCGGCCGTAACGCGGGCGAAGCTGAACCATGCCTGGCAGAACCGGACTGGCGTGCTGGAAGGCGGCATCGATATCACCGACTATGCCCAGCCTGAAGCGAAAGGCGTGCGCGGAACGTGGGGCGTGAGAGACGTGGTGTATGCCCGCATCCATGAGTTGGGGGGCGTGATCAAGCCCAAGCATGGTGCGGCTCTCACGATCCCGCAATCAGACGGAAGTGTGCGCCTCGTCGCCCAGGTGAAAATCCCGGCCAGACCTTATCTGCGGCCCGCCGCTGACATTGAATACCCTCGTCTGGCCGGGAACATCCGGCGCGCGTTTGAGCGATCCTGAGACGTCAGGCTTGACGTTGTCTGATCTGCCGGGGATGTTGCGCGGCATCTCCTGACCGCCTTGCCCGCGCACCCGCGCCGATATTTCCGCGCCCTAGCCCTGCCTAGTGTCGCGGCATGGCTGAAGACGTCGACATCATCGAAGCCCTTGTGGCGCTGCTAAAGGCGGACGTGCCGGTTTCGGGCGTGGCCGACACGCGCGTGTTCGGCGGCGAATTGCCCAAGGGCGAGGCCGCGTCCATGCCTCGTCCGGCAGTTGTTCTGCAAGCGTCTGGCGGCATCTCCAGCGCGGCTGGTAGCGATGTTCAGCACGACACCCAGCGTATCGATCTGGTCGCCTATGCGGCTTCGCCATCGGCCGCCGAATCCCTGCGCCGGAAATGTCGCCGCGCGCTGACCAACTGCAGCCGCCGGGTGGTCGGCAAAGCCCTCATTCATTGGATTGCGCCGGCCGGTGGGTTCTCCCAGGGCCGCGATCGCGACGGCAAGTGGCCGTACGCCTTTCAATCCTTCCAAGTCTTCCACGCGCTCAAGGAGGTTTAGGTGAACACCGAACCGTTCGAAATCATCGCCGGGCCGATCACCGCCTACATCGGCGATCCCGGCACCGCTTTCCCCGCCATCGATGCCGCCCCCGGCGCCGGCTGGACCCTCATCGGCACCTCCGGTGCGGAAAACTATGACGAGCAAGGCGTCAAGGCTGTGCACTCGCAGGAGGTCAATGTCGTCAAGACGCTCGGCCTGACCGGCGGCAAGAAGGCCTTCCGGACGGGTGAGGGTCTGGCCATCAGCTTCACATTGCTCGATCTGACGCTGGAGCAGCACGCGCTGGCCTTGAACGGCAACGCCGTAACGACCACCGCAGCCGGTGTCGGCTCGGCCGGATCGAAGTCTCTGCCGTTTTATCGTGGTCTGGGCGTGAAGATGCACACGCTGCTGCTGCGCGGCGAGTACTCGCCCTACGGCGACGGCATGAACCTGCAATATCAGGTGCCCTACTGCTTCATGAACGGCTCGCCCGAGACCGTCTTCAAGAAGGGCGATCCTGTCGGCCTGGCATTTGAGATCATGGCACTCGTGGACCCCAATGCGGCCGATGAGGCGTCCCGGTTCGGTCATCTGATCGCCCAGCACCAGCTGCCGCTGGAATAGTGACGGGGGAGCCGTCCGCCGACCCCGAGGCGCTGGCTGCGGAGCACCGCCGCCTCGGGGTCAAGGCCGCGAACCACAAGCAACAGGTTCGCGTCCACCGTGCAGGCCTTCGCGCTGCGAAGGAGCGCCAAGCCGAGATCGAGCGAATGTGCGCCCGCCTCGGCATCCAACTCACACTGCAGCCCGGCGTAGGAGGTATCCATGGCCGAAGCACTTCTGACGCTTGAGCCAATCAAGCGGAACTACATCACGATCGACGGCGAGAATTACGAGATCTACGCGCCGGACGAGCTGTCCATCGTCGAGTGCCAGGAAATCACCCGTGCGGGGGCGAAGATCGGGGAGCTGCAGATTAAGCATACGGCGAAGGCGAACAAGCAGCTCACCGAGCTGATTGACGACGTCGCCCGTCGCGCCTTCGTCTCTATTCCCGACGAGGTCTTCGACGATCTCTCGGGCTTCCAGCGCATGCAGATCGTCTCGGTTTTTACCGGGCTCCTGTTGGGCCGGGCGACCGGGCTGGCGGGAGCGGCGGCGCAGGCGGTGAAGGAGTCGGTTGGGCCGAAGCGGTCATCCGGCTCCAGCGCTACTTTGGCGGGCCTCCCAACTGGTGGTGGCACGAAGCACCGGTCCGGCTCGTAAAGGCCTACTACACGATGATGGTGCGTCTGGAAGCGGAGGAGGCCCTGCGGTCTGTGCAAGTCCAAGCCCTGGGCAGCGGCTTGCTGGAGACGCGGGACTTTCGGAAGTCGATCGCGGAGATCGAGCGTGCGGCCTACGGCAAGTCCCGCACGTCCAGACAGGCGACCCCGGCCCAACTGCAAGCCGCTGGCATCGGCGTGATCGTCGTGCCGCCAGCGGATGGCCAAGAGGCACCGCAAGATGTCAGCTGAACGCCTTGGTGTTGCGCTTCTCGACCTGCGTACGAACGATGCCGGCCTGACGAGCGGCATCCGGAATGCGAAGGCCGGCTCGCAAGCCCTTCAAACATCGTTCAATGAGACCGCTACGTCCGCCAACCTGACGGCGTCGCGCATCGAACACCTGACGGGTGTTTCCGGCGGTCTCCGCCGCAGCGCTGGTGACGTGCAGGCTTATGGCCAAGCCATGGACGATATGCGGGCGCGGTTCAATCCCGTCTACGCGGCCATTCGGCGCTATCGTCAGACTGTTGACGAAGTTCGCCAGGCGCACGCTGTCGGCGCGCTCACAACGAACGAGATGGCCAACGCCATCAGCAGAGAACGGCAGCAGGCCCTGGCATCAATTGCGGCGCTGCGCGGCCGGGCTGCAGCGATGGATCAGGTCGGCCGATCGACGCGCTATGCCGCCATGCAGCAGCGCATGCTTGTGTTCCAGATGAACGACATCTTCGTCTCTCTGGCTTCGGGTATGAACCCCCTGATGGTCTTCATCCAGCAGGGCTCGCAGATCTCGCAAGTCTACGGCCCCAATGAGGGTGGCGCCGGGCGGGCACTCCGCGAGATGGGCGATATGGTGACCCGGACGGTTACGCGGTTTCCCCTTCTCATTTCGGCTGTGGCGGCCGGGGCTGTCGCTTTCTTCGGACTTACGGATGCCATCAGGGATTCCACCAAGTACTCGGTGACCATGGGCGACGTGTTCGTCGCGGCCTTCCAGACAATCGGGTCCGGAATTCTCACCATCGTCCAGCCCGCACTGGATGTGCTGGGCGCGACCTGGAGCGAGGTTTGGAACTGGATCGTCGAGGGCATGCGGGTGACCGGCAATGTGCTGATCAACGGCATGCGGTTGATCGTGCTGGCGATGGCGACGCCCGTCCGGGCGATTGCGGAAGTGTTCTCGCTGGCCTTGGCGACCATCGTTGAGAACTGGCAGCGGCTACCACTCATCATGGGTGACCTGGTGCTGTCGGCTGCGAACCGGACGATCGGCGGGATCGAAGCGATGGTGAACGGCGCCATCGACAGGATCAACGCCATGATCGAGATGTTGCCGGACTGGATCGAGATGGATGGTCTCGGGCGTGTCAGCCTTGGCCGCATCCCGAACCCGCTGGAGGGCTTCGCCCAAGATTTCGGGCAAGACCTTGATGCCCTGCCTGCCCAGATATCCGAAAAGATTGCGCGAGCCATCCAACAAAGCTCCGCAGATGCGATGGATATCATTGAGTCCGACCCGATGGGGGACTTTTACCGCGGCACCCGTGACAGGGCTATTCAGAGGGCGCGAGACCGGGCAAATGCGGAGCCGGATGGGACGCCTCGCGCCCAGATCAGCCCGTATCGAAACTTGGTGCTGGGCGCTCGGGACTTTATCGCCGCGCAGGAGATCGCCCGGCGCGGCATGACGTTGACCGAAGAGGCTGCTGCCGCGCTGAGGTATGAGCATGAACTCCTGAACCAGGCCATCCGGTCTGGCGTGAAGCTTACACCCGCGCAACGTGAGGAACTCAGCGGTCTCGCTCGCGAAATGGCATCGGCCGAGCATGCGACCGAGGCGTTTCGTGAACGCATTGATTTTCTGCGCGAGCAGACCCGCAGCTTCGTCAATGACATGCGCGAAGGCCTCGCGCAGGGGCAATCGTTCTGGGAAGCATTCGGGAGCGCTGTCGGCCGCGCCATCAGCCGCATCGTGGATAGGTCGCTCGATCAGCTCATTGATGCGATCTTCCGCACACGCGACGCCATGGCCTCGACCGGTGGTGGCGGTGGCGGGGGCATCGGGTCGGCCATATCCAGAATTTTCGCCGGCTTCTTCGCAACCGGCGGACTTATCCCCTCCGGGTCATTCGGCATTGTCGGCGAGGCAGGACCGGAACCCGTCATCGGCACATCGCAGGGTGCGAAGGTTCTGCCGAACTCAGCGCTTCGCACTCTCGAAGGAGGCCGGAGCCGGGACACGCTTGTCGTAACGACAGACAAGTCCCCGTACTTCAACACGATCGTGGAGCGGGTTGCCACGCCCGTAGCGGCGCAAGCTGGCCATACAGCGTTCCAGGCGTCGGAAGCTTCGGCGTCGAACCGAGCGCGCCAGCGCGCACGGAGTCTGAAATGACCCTGCACCTGCCAGCCGACATCGATGTCACATCGTGCGCTCCATATCCTGTCTCAGCCAGGCGGGAGCACCGCCCGGTCACCGGAGGCGGTCCAATCTCGCGCGTGACGCGGATGGGGACGCGTTGGGCGATGGCAATTCAGATCGCTCCTTACGCCTATGCCGACGCGCTGGACCTGACCGATCTGGAAGACGACGAAGAGCGCATATCCGTTCCGATCCCGCAGCCAGGTCTGGAGATTGGTGATCCGGGAAACCCGGTGATCGATGGCGCCGGCCAGTCCGGAAACCAGTACGCCCTGCGCGGAATGGTACCTGGCTACACCATCCGCAAAGGCCAATGGGCGCCAGTCTTGGTTGGCGGGCAGCGCTTTCTCTACCGCGCAACCGCGTCGGTGACTGCGGATGCGGCCGGAAAGGTCGTCTTGCCGGTTCGGCCCATGATCCGCTCCGCCGCACTGGATGGCGCTGTCGTCGAACTCGCGACGCCGCGCATTGAAGGCTTCGTGACCCTCGCCGAAGAGGCGTTCAAGGTTGTCGTGCCGAGCTTGGTCAACGGTCTGTCGTTCACGATCGAGGAGACAGACTGATGGACCCGTTATTGAAGGCTAGCTGGGCGGGGTCGATCTCGAAGCAGTTTACCGCGGTCGAGATCCTGCTGCCCGACGCTTCGCTAAGGCTGGTCGATGGCGGGTTTGTCGTTTTCGACGTCGATGGCATCCCGCAGACTTTCACCTCCCGCGATGTCACGTTCGGCACACTGGGTGCGGTCGACACCATTTCAGACGGCGTCGAGGAGGCGGCCATATCTGCCGCGGTCACCCTTTCGCCGCCAACAGATGGCGCCCTTGCAAAGCTGGCGGCGCCGGGCGCTCAAGGCTCACAAGTTCGGATCTGGCAGGGCGCGGTCGATCCGGCCACCGGTCTTTCGATCGGCGCTCCGGAGCGCCTGTTCATTGGCTCGCTGGATGTTCCCAATCTGAAGCTGGACCAGCGGTCCCGGCTGGTCATTCTCCAGTGCGGATCTGACGATGAGCTTCAGCTGGAGCCTTCAGCGCAGCAGAAGTTGTCGCACTCATTCCATTCGTCCGTATGGCCCGGCGAACTCGGCCTGATCCACATCCCGCGTGTCGCTGACAAGGTTTGGTGGCGCCTCGACGAACCCCAGCAAAGCGTCTCCCGCGGCGGCGGCGGAAGTGGCGGCGGCGGTTCCATATCTAATCCGGGGATCGTGATCCGATGACACGCCCGCAATCCACACCCGCAATGGTTCGGCGCCAACAGGCGGCGCAAGCCGCGCTTGACGCGTACGCAGGCAGGCGTGTCGATTTCCGCAGCCGCGACTGTGTGCGCCTGGTCAAGTTCGTCGGCCATCATCTCGGTGTGCGGCTTCCCCTCCTCAAAGGGGTCAGATATCAATCAGAGGCCTCGGCGCAACGCGTGCTGGAGCAGCTCGGTTTGCCGGATCTGACCGCTGGCGTCGATCGTGCTGGGCTGGTTCGCATACCGCCTGCGTCCGCTTGGATTGCTGACATCGTGGCGCTGCCGGCCGATGCCCCGTTCGGCGCTGCGTTGATGATCAATGTCGGCAACGGTCGCCTCCTCGGCGCGGAGCCGGGCGAGAACCGGTTTGCCGTGATCCAGCCGGCCGAATACCTGGCCGCATGGCGGTGGGCTCTCTGATGGCGGCGGCGGCGATTTCATCGATATCCGCGGTTGTCTCGTATGTTTCGAGCGCCTTTGCTGCGACAGCGGCCGGAACTGCAACGCTGGGTCAGTCCGCTGCGGTGTTCGCAATCAGCGCCGCGGCCAACATCGGTGTTGCCGCCATTATGGCGCCGCAGGTCGGCGCGGGTGGGTCGCCCACCGAATGGTCGGCCGATCCGGATGCGCCCGAGCCGTTCGTCATGGGGCGCCGCGGGGTCGCCGGCAAGATTGTTCACCGCAAGGCCTGGGGCAAGGACAACCGCTACCAGTCGCTCGTGTCTGTCCTGTCCTGTGCCGGCCCGATCAATCGCTTTGAATCCTTCACGGCGGATGGCGAGACCTGCACCTTTTCGGGCCCCTACGGTCGTCAGACGAGCGGGACGTGGAAAGATATCTTCTGGCGTGACACGCGCCTCGGCAATCAACCCGACACGGCCCTTCAAACGCCTCTGCAGAAGGGTGACCCGACTGTCGCGGGGCCGGCGCTGCCGAATTGGGGCGCATCGCACCGGATCTCCGGCAAGGCCTGTACGATGGTCACCGCCGCGATGGATGCGAAGCGCGAGCGCTGGGCCGGTGATATCCCGCATTGCCTCAATGTGATCGAGGGCATCTTTGGTTACGATCCGCGCCAGGACTCGACATATCCGGGCGGTAGCGGACCCTGCCGGGCGAATGACCCGTCCACTTGGGTCTACACCGTCAACGGTGCCATCGGTGCCCTCACGTTTGCTCTCGGGTTCTGGGAAAACGGCGAAATCGTTGGCGGCATGGGGGCGCATCCGTCCCGCATCGATATGCCGGCATATGTCGAACTGGCCAATATCGCCGACGCGAACGGATGGATTATGTCGGCCGCGTGGACCTCAGCGGACAACAAGCATCAGGTCCTAACCGCGTTCCTGCAGTCGGCCGGGGGCCTCTATGCCCAGAATGGCGGACTGATCTCCTGCGTCTCGCGTGGCGCCCCGCGGACGTCTATCGCGACCATTTCAGCGCGAGACACGGCCGGTCCAGTCGAGATCGCCGCCGCGGCCAGCAGGCTGCAGCGCATCAATGCGATTGTTCCACGCTGCGTACAGGAAGCGCAGAAGTGGCAACTCGTTCCTCTCGATGAGGTCTCTGTCGCGGCATTTGAAGACGAGGACGGCGAGAAGCGGTCGCGGGGTATCGACTATGTGTTCGTCCCCGAAACGGTCCAGGCCTCTCAGCTTGCGGCCTATGATATCTGCGACAGCCGCGAGGGGATCACCGGCCGGCTACCGCTGAAACCATATATGCGGGATCTCAAGCCGGGTGACGCCTTCACGATCACTGAGCCGGAATTCGTTCTGGACGGCTTGAAATGCGTCGTTCTGAAGCGTGACTTCAATACGGATACGTCGATTGTCACGCTGACATTCCGTTCGGAAACAGACGCCAAACACCCGTTTGCGCTGGGCCTAAGTCCGACGCCGCCCACCGCACCCTCATTGACGCCCGCAAATCCGAACGTCTTCCCGCAGCCGCCGGAAGACGACTGGAGTGCGGCGCCGATCACGATTGACGGCCCGAACGGTGAGACCCGCCCGGCCGTAGAGCTGACCGGCGGCGTGACAACCGTGGGGACGCGGCTTGTCGAGGTGCAATACCGGTATCGGCTTGGAGAGGGCGCATGGACGGCGTGGGCGGTGGCCGGAACGGTAGATGCCGACACGACGCGTGTGTTGATCGAAGGCGTCCCACCGGGTGCGGAAGTAGAGACCGCCGTCGTCTATATCTCGCTGCGCGGTGTGCGCTCGACAGAACCGCGACTGCTCGATCCAGTGTTTGTCTCGACGCGCGTCATCAGTACCGACACGTCGCTCGTAGGTGGGATACCGGCATCAACGGTCCAAGACTTCGTCGACGATCTGGGCAATCTGGCGCTGACCGTGATGCAGGAGGCTCTGGACCGGCGTTCGGAGATCCGGCGCAACATTGCGGATGTCTGGTCGACCTTCGGCACGGCGCAGGGTTTTCTCGATGGCGTGATCGCATGGACCGATCAGGCCGAGCTCTATTCGATCGCGGCGTCGGAGAGCGCGACGGCCGCCGAAAACAGCGCCACCGCGGCGGCCGGTTGGGCGGCCCAGGCGCAAACCTATGCCGATGAGGCCGGCAACAGCGCGTCCGCGGCGAACCTGTCGGCGATCGCGGCGGCCGACAGCGCGACGGCGGCCGGTAATTCGGCCGGTGCCGCGGCCGGCTGGGCGGCGCAGGCGCAGACCTATGCCGATGCGGCTGGCAACAGCGCGTCCGCGGCGAGCCTGTCGGCGACGGCCGCGGCGTCCAGCGCCAATGACGCCGGCGAAAGCGCGTCGGCGGCGGCGCAGTTTGTGCTGGACGCGCAGAGCTGGGCGGATGCAGCCGAACAATATTCCAGCGCCACGCTGACCCTGAAGACGGAGGCGGAGACGGCCGCCAATCAGGCATCGTCCAGCGCGACCCAGGCCGCGAATTCCTCGACCGCTGCTGCCTCGGCTGCGAGCATCGCGGAGGACCATGCCCAGACGGCCGAAGGCTTTGCCACCAGCGCGTCGACCAGTGCGGCCGCGGCCGATGGCAGCGCAAGCGAGGCGGCGCAATCGGCCATCGTGACGGCGGTCTATGGCGCGAGTGCCAAGCAGGATGTGGTCGACGCGGCCGACTATTTCACGCAAGCGCTCAACACGCTGGCCTTCGCGGATGGCGTGTTGACCCATTGGATCGAGGAGGTCGTGACCGGCGTCGGCACCGTCGTCTACTCAGAGAACGCGACAGCCAATTTCTGCACCCGCGCCCGTTTCCGGCCGGTGCCCGGGCGCCGCTATCGCGTCACGGCCGTGTGGCGCTGGGTGTCCGGCACGGTGGGAACGGTGGAAGTCGGGTTCCGCGCCGATGCGGCAGACGGATCCGGCGCGATCGCAAACCGATGGGCGCCGGTGACGGCAGGTGCATCCGGCGAGTGGCGCGAAGCCTCTTACGAGGTCACGGCAACCGAAGCGATGGCGATTGAAAGCTGGCGGCCGGTGCTCCGGCGCAGCGGCAATACCGGCCGGATCGAGGTGCGGGCGCTGGTCTGGGAAGATCTGTCGGCCCTGCGCGCCGTGGGGCAAGACACTGTCGCCGTGTATTCGACCGCTGGCGAGGCCATGGCGGCGCGGGTGATCCAGGTATCGGCAGGCGAGGCTTTCGCAGCGATCATGCTGGCGGCCCGCCAGTCGAACGGAGAGGTATCCAGCGTTCTGCGCTTTGCGGCCCAGCTGTTCGGTTTCGGGGCCGATTTCGACAATCCGCGCTTCTTTATCGATGCGGTGGGTAACGCCATATATGGCACGGCAGACGATGGCAGCACGCGCGTTTTTGAAATCGATTTCGCCAATGACGGCCGCCTGCGCATCTGGAAGGCGGACGGCACGCTGCAGTTTGACAGCGAGGGCGGCGGTGTCCTGATCGACGGCGTCAAGGAAGGTCTGGTCGGCGACTCCGGCCGCCATTTCACCGCCTCACACACCTGGCTCACCGGCACGCCGACATACACCGCCACCGATGTCCATAATTTCAGCGGTACGACTAATTCCATGACGATCGAGGCGGGCGACGAGGTGGATCTGTACTGGTCCTATGAAGTCGTGCTGCCCGCCAACAGCGCCAAGTGGGTCTATTTCTGGGAAGTCATTCGCCGTGACGGCGTGCAGATCCGCAGGGTCGAGCGCCATGTCGGCGCCGGGCAGCCGGAAGGCAATGTCTCAGGCAACCAATCCTCCGCCGGTGAAGAGGTCCGCCCGTCCTTCTCGGCCAATATGGTCGACCTGCCGGCGGCCGGTGCCCACACCTACACAATCTCGATCGAGAAACGGGCCGTCGGCGGCCAGTACATCGATGGCGGCCAGGCGTCTGCCTCCGGCATGACGCTCGAAAACATCAATCTGAAAGCGCTGGCCCAACGTGCCGGCCCGACAAGGATCAACTGATGGCGACCATCAATCACACGCAATTCGCGCAAGCCCTGGCCGACGAGCTGGAGGCGGCTGGCGTCACGCTGGACAAGTCGTCCTTTGTGTCGGCCTTCGTGACCGATCTGGGCAATTGGGTGGGGGCCTATACGTCCAATCCCGTTCTGGCCCAGCGGCTGGTCGAGGTGCTCGCCCGGATCGACGGTATTCTGCTGTCCAATGGCGTGCCGGATGAAGAGACGGGCGAGGTCGGTGCGTTTGCTTTCGATGTGCAGGGCAAGGCTTTCTATGGTCCGAAAACCGAGGCCGGATGGGGCGCGGCGCAGGCCGTCTTGCAGGGGCCGCCCGGCGATGACGGCGAAGAGGTCAGCCTGCAGGTCACCGCCACACATATCCAGTGGCGCCTCGGCTCCGGTGCCTGGCAGAATCTGATCGCACTGTCGGACATAACGGGTCCGCCTGGCGCCGATGCCGAGGAAATCAGCGTCCAGGCCAGCGCCACCCATATCCAGTGGCGGCGCGGCGAAGGTGCCTGGGTCAATATCGTGGCGCTGGCCGATCTGGCGGGTGCCGACGGTGATGACGGGCAGGAGGTCGGCCTGCAGGTGACGGCAACGCACATTCAATGGCGGCTCGGCACCGGCGCCTGGCAGAACCTGATCGCGCTGTCTGCCCTCAAGGGCAATCAGGGCGATCCGGGGAATTCGATCGAGCTGCAGACCACCGCCACACATATCCAGTGGCGCGAAGTCGGTGCTGCGGAATGGACCGATCTGGTCGCGCTCTCGCTTCTGGAGGGGCCGACAGGCGAAGAGGTCAGCTTGCAGGTCACGGCCACGCATATCCAGTGGCGGATCGGCACCGGTGCCTGGCAAAACCTGATCGCGCTCGCTGACCTGAAAGGCGAGAAGGGCGATCCGTTCGACTGGGATGCGTCGGGCACATATGCCGCCCGGTCCGCCCATGACGGCGAGGCGGAAGACTTCGCCTATCTTGCGCTGGACGGCGCCGCCGGTGGTGGCGGGCCGGCCGTGCTCTACATCAAGAACAGCGGCACGTCCGGCGACTGGTCGGACGCGGTGCCATTCCAGGGCCCGCCCGGTGACGATGCCGAGGAAATCAGCGTCCAGGCCAGCGCCACCCATATCCAGTGGCGGCGCGGCGAAGGTGCCTGGGTCAATATCGTGGCGCTGGCGGATCTGGCCGGTACGGATGGCATTGACGGTGATGACGGGCAGGAAGTCGGCCTGCAGGTCACCGCGACGCATATTCAATGGCGGCTTGGCGCCGGCGCCTGGCAGAACCTGATCGCGCTCACCGATCTGAAAGGCGACCCCGGTCCCGGTCTGCCGGCGGGCGGCACGGCCGGCCAGATCCCCGCAAAGGTCGACGGTACGGATTTCAATGTCGAGTGGATCGACCCGCCGACCGGCGGAGGCATGCAGGTTGCCGAGATCCAGACGGCGGCTTTTGCGCCGGAGATCGGCTCGGCCTATCCGGTGTCCACGGCCGGTGGCCCGGTTACGCTGTCCGCCCTGCCGGCGGGGGCCGTGCAGGGCGATCGGTTCGAGCTGCACGATAGCGGTCGCAGCTGGGGCGAGACGAACAAGGTGATCGTGCCGGGCGATCCTTACGACACGTGGCTGACCAATGTCGGCGGCGTCGTGATGTTCGAGCACGATGGCACCGGCTGGCAGATCTACATCCAGAGCGGCGATGACCCGGCCGATTACTTGGAACAGCATGTCGCCCGGCCCTCGATTGCCAGCCCTGTGAACGGTGCAACGGATGTAGGCGAATCTCCGACAATCGAGTCCAGCGCCTTCGCCGTGGTCAACGGTGTGGACACGCAGACTGCGGCGAGCTGGACGGTCACGTCGGACGCGGCTGGTGAAACGGTTGTTGTGCAGTCGGTGGCCGATGCCGTGAACCTGACGAGCTGGACCATTCCTATCGGCAATCTGGCGACGTCCACGACCTACTATGTGTGGGTGATGCATACGGGCGCCACCTATGGCGACAGCGCACGGTCGCTCGCCGGGAGCTTCACCACGGCCGCAGTCTTCATGGACCCGGACGCGCAAGCGATCATCAACGCCATGTCCTCGACGCCTTCGGGGCCCCGCCAATCGCTGATCGAAGATCTGGTCGACGGGCTCAAGGCGGATGGGATCTGGGCCAAGCTGGACGCTCTGTGGGTGCTGGCAGCGCACGACAGCCAGTCGGCGACGGTGAATTGGATGGACCCCGCAGGCTCTCCCATCCTGCCCGTTAATGCACCGGTGTTCACGGCAGATCGCGGCTTCAAGGGCGACAATACGTCGACCTATCTGGACACTCAGTTCGTGCCCGGCACGGACGGCGTCAACTTTGCACAGGACAGCGCGAGCGCCGGTATCTGGGTGCGCGAAGTCGCATCTGACAATGGCGACATCTATCTAGGCACCGGGGACAGTTCGTCATCCTCTACCTACACCCGAATTCAGCGCCGCAGCGATGGTGTCGAGTGGCGGGTGTGGGGGCCGAACGGAGGGCTGCTGGATGGAGGCACCGACTCCGAAGTCGCGACGGGGTTGCTCGTGGCGGATCGGAGCGGCGCGACAGCCTTCCATACCTACCGGAACGGTGCCCTTGAGAATACCGGTTCCGCCGCATCCGGCCCGCTGTCGACCTTCTCAGTTTATCTGCTTGCCGCCAACACAAGCGACCTGGCGGGCTCTCAATCCGATGCCCAGCTATCGGCCGCGTTCCTCGGCGGGTCGCTGACCGGCACAGAGCACGGGAACCTCCACACCCGCCTCAACACCTACCTCACCGCCGTGGGAGCCGTCTAAATGATCATCCTGACGCAAGACCAGCGGGACGCGCTCGCTGGCGACTATGACGCCGGCAGGCTTGAGCCGGTCGAGGCGGTGCCCGGCCTGTACTATGTGCCGGATCGTCTGGCGGCGATCTTCCCCGGCCTCGCCGATCTGCCGGTAGTGCCGGATCTGCTTGAGGCGGCAAAGGCGCATATGATCGGGCAGGCCGCGGCGCTGCGCTGG